AGATTGGCTCTCTAGGGGTTGCCTGCATAAAGTCCCCACGGGGGTCTCTAGCGGATTCTCGCAAATCAGCCATGCCTTAAACCCCTGGCTCGACCATAACCCGTGTGCCTGGTGTTGGCTCAATCTGGCCAGGCGGGACAACCGTCTCCATCATCCGCATAGCATGGTCTTGCGAATCCATGTCCACCTTTGCCAGTGTTTCAACAGTCTTGGCACGTTTGTATTCAGCATCAGCGATTGTGTCCACGGTGTCGGCTCTGGCTTTAGCCGCCTTAGCCATTGCCTCTTCAGCCGCTGCTTGCAGGAATACGGCATTGGGGTCTTGAGGCTGACCCTGTATCTCTACCATCATTTCCTGTGCTTCTTGCTCGGTTGCCTGTACAACACCCATCCGCAGTAACTTCTTGCGGAAATAAGCATTTGCATCCCCAACGCCCTCGCCTTCCATGTTCATCATCGCCATTGCAGTCAGGACTTGAGCTGTCTCAGGGTCTTGGGTGATTTGCAACATCCCTGTCAACGCCCTGACCGTAGCCGCACGTTTACTGCTGGATGATGGTCCAACCTCGGCAACCACATCAAAGGTCGCAGCACTCAAGTCATTCGCCATCACCACTGCACCAGTCTCGGTGTCAATCGTGGGTTGCATCAGCTCGACCATGCCAGCTTCACCAGTGGGCGCAATGGTTTTCATCTTGCGCTTGTCTTCGGTGTAGATTTCTTTTGCCATGCCCAGCCATATCTCGCCGCATCGCTTCATACCCTTGGCAAAGTTGCTCATGTAAATGAACGTCTGCATATCCACACGGGTTTGAATCATCTCCACCGCTTTGCCTGATACGCCAGATACCATCTTGTCAGCCCCTTGCGGGTTGCCCAAAATGTCCTGCATATCCTGCTCGGTAATCTGCAACAGTGCCGCCATTGCAGGCGGGATTGCCGCCGACTTGGTGTAAGCCAATGGCCCAGTCACTTGCGTGTTGCCATCTGGCCCAGTAATCGGGTTGACCAGTAAATAAGGGTAATCCCGTAGATTATCTTCAGCCCACATCACTTGATGCCCTGCTACTTGCTCGGGGGTCATGATGGGCTTTTCGATGCTGGACAGTGCGCTGATCTCGCCCAGCTTGGACAGTTGCATATTCTTGAGGCGTTGGGCATCTTTAGCTAGGCGCACAGCACCCATGCAACGCTCAATGTTGTCCACAAACCACCGCTTGCCGTAGACCACCACAATGGGAATGTTTCGGCCTGCAATGTAGCCTGCGTCCTCGAGCACCTTGCCGCCCGACATGATGTATTTGCGAACCCGCATCCGCTTGATACGCTTTTGGCGCACCTCTCGAGTGCCGACTGCCATCAGGGTTTCCTCTAGCGTCTCATCGTTTGCAAAGTCCGTTTGGGTGTAGCGTTCTTCAGTTCCATCAATGGCTTCGAATATGCGGATAACCTCGGTCTTTTCCTCGACCTTGTAGTACTCAGCCACAAAAACAACGTCTGGTGTTGCCCAGTCGAATTCGTACTGATGAATAATCTTCGGCCAGTCCGTTGGGTCATCGTTATAGGTTTCTTTGTAGCTTTCACGGGTCATGCTGGTGACCACAAAGGCGTACTTGGCATCCGACTTGTCTTGCCGCTTCGCGTTCAAGTCAAAGAACACGCTGGAGTCGGCATCAAAGATTGGCTCGAACCTGATGCGCTGACGTTCGTTCTCTGGGTCTTCTTCGTCCTCGTAAACAGTCCGCAAACGCCATGCGCCAATGCCACCGCCTACAGCCTCCTCAAAGGCGTTGTCGTAAGCCTCATCAGCCACTGATGCCTGTTCATCGGCACGGTAAAGACCATCGCAGACTTCTGCCAGCTTGTCGTTCTCAGTCCCGTCTTTGCTTACATAGTCAACAGTGATGCGGTTGTTTCGGTATTCGTTAACGATGCGAATGACCGCCAACATGATTTTGTTGACCTCAAACTTGGGTTTGTTTTCGTACTGATCCCACAATGGGCCTTCCCACTGTGCGCCGCAGAGAGAATAAAACCGTCTGTCTTGCAGGCATTGCAGGCGTTCATCCCGCAGCGCAGTTTGTATGTCGTTGAACTGCCGCAGTGCTTCAGCGTGCAGATTGGCAAGGCGTTGGTCATTGGGTATTCGTGCCATATTTGTCCTTTTGGGGCGATTATCTACCAGCGTTTGACATTGGGCAATGGCGTAAATGTAGCTGGTTTTGTAACCGCCGACCGCCTGATGCCCTCACACGCATATCGCAAAGCATCAATAACATGATTCTTTTTGTCCTCAAGCTGGGGCAGGATTCGCCCCGTTAATGGGTCAGATTTATAACTGTATAGGCTCAATTCGTCAATGGTGTGAATACAGCGAGGGTGAACAACGATGTCGTAGTTCTTCAAAAACTCGATGCCTTCCTCGACAGACTTTGGTCCTTTGACCGCAGTCATGATTTTGGGAAAGCCATTGCGCTTCATGTGGCTGATGGTCTCCGGTCGGGCTGAGTCGGCAACGATGGGCCATTTTTCTGCTTCTGGTACTTGCATGAACAGCTCAGGCGTGTTGACAATCTCACAGCCCACCATGTACGCCTCATAGTCAATGTACAGGGTTCGCCCAATAATGTGGCAGCGCACCAAAACTGTTGGGTCAACAGAGAATCCCCAGTCCGCACCCAGTCGGTGGATTGCTTCTTGTGGGGCATCAAAATCTTCAACCTTCCAGTTTCTGAATACCCTGCTGTTGCTGTTTCGCAGGTACTGACCCATCCAAACGTGCTGATACTTGTCAGGGTCACGCCGTTTGTCGTACTCCATCTCGTCCTTTAGGACTTGTGGAAACCACGGGTTTTCCCCAAAGTTCACCTTTATGACTGTTGCGCTGGCTGGAGGTTCTGGCCCACGCAGTAGAAAATCTACTGGGTCGGATTCTTGGCGAGGATTCCATGTAAACCACAGTTCGCTGTTGGGCTTGCGGATTGTTGGCCTAAGTAGGTCAAGGCTGGTCTGGCTTAATGACTGGGCTTCTTCTACCCAAGCGCAGTCGTACCCTTCCAGCGACTTAATCGAGTCGGCGGTGTGGTTCTGCATCCCTTGGAAAATAATCGCACCATCGCCCTTTTTGGACTTGATGACCGCATCTTGGACTTCAAAGTAAGCCCCTGCGTTCATGGCCTCAATCTTGGTCTCCAGCAGGCGTTTGACCGATTGGTTAAGGGACTTCTGTATTTCACGCACGCAAACGCTTCTGCGCTTGGGGTCGATGATGTGTTCCTCAATCATCAGCTCGGCAAAGGCATGGGACTTACCGCTGCCCCGACCACCCCATGCGCCCTTGTATCGGGCTGGCTCAAGCAATGGCAAGCACCATTCAGGAGTGTGGATTTGCAAGGTTTTACCCATTTTTGACTACAACACGTTCAAGTTTTTCAAACAGCGGGTTTTCTGGGTCACTGGAAAGCTCTAACTTATCGCCCCATTTTTTCGGGGCTAACTTAGACAAAAGCCATTTTCTAGTGTCAACCTGCAATCTCTGTTTTTGCACTGCGCCAGAATCGGTTGCGCCGCTGTCTGTACTTCCAACAGGAGTATCAGCAATTTTCAAGGTCTCCGAGGCTATGTGTTCGATTAAGTCTTCCCTCGCGCGCGCGTACTCTGCCGCCATTTTAGAGTCATCATTAAGCCAGTGGTTGAATGTGCTTTGAGGCAGGCCGATTTGTTTGCAGGCTTGGTGGGCGCTTAGACCGTTTCGCATACCCGCAAATACCAATTCGGCTAGTTCTGTTCTGTCTGGGCTTTTTGGTTTAGTTTTGGGTTTGTTGACGGTTTTCATTTAAGTCTCCATCGGTTTGGGAACATCCACAGGCCAATCTTCTGCGAGAGCCGCAATGGTTGCAATATGCGCCTTTTGCCATAAATCTTGCCTTTCCTGTTTGCTTAGTGTTTTCCCTTGGTCAATCTCGTAATGGCATTTCAAGCATAAAGCCGCCACCAGATTGTCATCCGCCTTGATTCCTCTGCCCTTGCCGCCACCCCAGTTTGTGTGTGCTGCTTGGACCATGTGTCCTGACCCGCAGGCTTGGCAGTCAAGGCTTGCCACCATCTTCAGCAGTTTTTTGCTTCTGACGTATTGGTGTTTTTCTATCAACGATTGTCTCCAGTGTTGTAAACCTGTGCTCATTAGCACATTCCATGCGCCTGCGCCTTGTGTTGCCTGTTGATGTTCGGGTCTCTTTTACGATTGTCCAAGTCCCGCATTCGGGGCATTTCATATATCACGCTCTGCAGCTTGTCGAATTGCATCTAATGGCGTTTGGTTTGGCGCACACCAAATACTTAAATCTTCTTCTTCGCAAGATTCGCCATCCGCATATTCCTCAATGATGCCGCAATTCAAACATTCCCCGTCTTTAAATATATGTTCATCAGTTTTCATTGGTGCGCCCTGTCTTGGTTTCTGTTGGTTGCTTCCCGTGAGCGCCAAATCTCGATATCCAGCCGTGCCGCCTCAATCTCCCATTTCAGCGTTTCCTCTTTTTCAATAGCTTCAGCCAAACCACGAATAAGCTGTTGATAACTTGGGTGTGCATACGCTTCTCGTTCCTGTGCGTTTGCCGCTTCAATGCCCAATGTTAAGGCATCTTTCATCAGCAAGGCTTTTTTGGATTTGCGGAATTCCTCAAGATAAACACGTTGGGCTTTGGCTTCCCCAAATGCTGGAGCTTTATCTCTGATGGCTTGCGCCGCATCTTCTGGTCTCATCTTGCCTCCATGATTGCTACATCCACACCAGCCACCGCCGAATAGACCTTTTTGATGTTCAACTCGACCACTTGGGTATCGTCAAGATAAACCGTGCCATTCATTGCATCCAAAAATGCCTTCGCCACATTGTCAATGTCAGGCTTCTTTGCTGGGCGCTCAGAACCGCTTAAACAAGCCTCTGTGCGCTTTTTTGAGTACGACTGTGGGATTGGTGTCCTGATGTACAAATAAACGCTCACAGGCGTTTCTAGGGGTTTGCTTGCCCCCATTGCTTTGCTGGCGCATAGTTGGATTGCGGTTTCGTAATCAAGTGTTGCTTGGTCGGTGTAAACCTTGGTGAACTTCCCATGTCGGGAAAACCTCGGCCTGCCTTTGCCCTTGGGTTCAAGCGGCACATCAAAGACGATTGACATCACGTTGTCTCTCCATTTCTGCAATCAAGGTATCGAGACCAGCCTGACCACGCCGCTTCTTTAGGCTCATCTTTACATCCAGCCACCAAGCCTGTGCCTTCTGCTGCCCCAACTGCTTCGCTTTCAGTCGGTATTGGCGAATCCAATCTCTCGCCTCGGTCTGTCGCAAGGTCTCCAGCATCTTGCAACGCTCGGTTGATGTCAGCAAGGCTAAATTCTTGGCCTTCCCGTCTTCTGTCCAATAAGGATTTGTGGTCATGTTTCATTTTTTACTACTACATTTCTTTTTGGGTAAGGTTTGAGCAAATGGTTGATTGCTTCTATATGTTTTTTTTGTGTGCCTTTGCTGCCTCTGAAAGCAAAATATCTACCTTTGCTGTGCTGCTTAATTTTTTGAACGTTTGGAAAATATTTTTGGATATTTTCAAATTGAGTATTCCCGCACACAGCCCTAATGCTTCTTGAGGTCCAAATTTTTCCGTTAATAAGCCAGCCATCACGATCTAGTTTGCGGCTCTTAACGTTTGGGTTTCCATCACGCATTGAACCAACATAGTGGAATCCACAGGCTTGGTAAATTGTTCCAAATTCCCCAGCGGCTTCATCAATTGTGGATGTAATAACTTCATATTTTTCGGGCAGCATTTTCATGCTTTGACGTATCAATTTGCTGGCACTATGAGGATGCGCCCAATGTACGCAAGCACCTCGGCTTAACAAAATCATCTTGCCCTCATATCCGTATTTACTCCAATCAGCGCCAGCCAAACCCTTTTCCCTTGTAATTTTTCCAAGGTTTTCAGAATATTCTGGGCCATAGCAAACAACACCTGCGCAATAGTTTTCAAAAAAGATTCCATAACAATGCCACACAACAGCAGGCATACAGCCCAACCATTCGTAATCTTCAATAATCTTTTCAGCCATTTTGTAAGTAACTTCTTTGACTTCGGCTTTTTTTATATCCACATCAATGTCTTGCCACCAATTGCCTAAAAGGTCAGCATCAGAATTATCTTGTCGCCTTTTTTCTCGGATTTGTTTTTGCCATGCAATAGAGTTATCAAGTAAAAGGTTCATCAAAACACCTCATCATCTTGCCAGTGCTGGACTGGTGGTTGCGTAAATGTTGCGACTGCAATATCCCGCTTGGTTGCAGGCTTTTTGTCCGACCATTGGTGCTCTGAGCACATTGGCTTTTGCCCATTTATGTGGACAGACCAGCGTTTCTGGCAACCAGGCGCACCGCACATTAATTTTTCTAATTCGTCCATCTTGACCTTAACTCGGCAAGTTTGCGTTTGGCCTCGGCAATTACTTCAGGGTCAACAGGCTTTGGGTTGTATTCAATCTGGGCTTGGTTTCGTGGAATATTTGGTCCTGCATTGCAGAATTCTCGGAACTTAATTGCGCTTGGCGGGTAATCAGCATGGCAACGGTCAATGGCGTAGTCCATGCTTGGGCGGTACGTCAAAAAGTTGCCAAGCTGCCTTTGCCATTCTTGCCGCACCAGTTCGAGGTCAACGCCCTCCCAGTGCCGCAAAAATGCTGCCCCGTAAATTGCACTCATGCGGCCAAAAATGTAGTCCAGCCCTTCATCCTGAGTGCATTCATTATTTGAGTAATTGGACATTGCTTTGCCCTCCAAGTAACCCACGAGTTAAGCCTTGCAGGACAGTGGCATTGCGCTGCCCTGTTTTTGTCAGGCCATTTTGCGTTTGTTTTTCAGCAACCCAGTCTGCCTTAAACCCTCTCCATCCCCTTGCCACACATTCGGCCAATGCCTGCTCAAGTGTCCACCCTGCTTTTTCAGCCTCGTTAGCAATTCTGGTTATCGCAGTTTGGGTGATTGAGGCTTTGTTGGCTTTTCGATGGGAAACAAAGTCCTGCCAAACAGATTGTGAAACGCCTTCAGGCGTTGTATTTATATTTGTTTTATGTTTTATGTTTATTGGTTCTTGTTTATTGTTTGGTTGAACGGGCGTTGAACGGGCGTTACTCCTGCGTTCAGCGGATGCTTTTCCAGCCCTTGACGCTTGTTCAATTTTTCCGTGGTAATGCTGGATTTCTCTGTCTGCCCGTGCGTTGGTCCAACCATTTTCTGTCAGGCAGAAAAATTCCTCGAGGATAGTCTGCACCTGTGTTTCGTGGTCACGCATACCTATCTGCCGTGCAACAGCCGTTATACCGCTGTTCAACGGGCGTTCGTGCAGGTAATACAGGTCAAGAAGTCGGCGATATGCCAAGTCCTCAAGCAAATCCAAGTGGTTTGTGTGCGACTTGTAATCGCCAATGTTAAATTGATAGTAGTGCATAAAAGCCCAAAAAAAAGGGCTAACCCTGAGGTCTCACCCTTGCGGGTGTTGGCGGACTGGCACAGTACCAGCAGACATCAGGGGTAGCCCCACTGTGAAACGCCGCCAAGCGTCTTTTTTTTATTTTAACTCAATAACAGTTTGTGTTGCAATTATTTCCATAGCAACAGGTGGTGCAGGTTACATACCTTCCATTGGCATAGTAGGTATGAGTTGAACAAGCCGCCCAGACCGTTGTTGTAGATGCTGCAATCCAGATTGCAATCAGTGCTTTTTTCATGTTTCCTCCGTTAAAAACCAATCAGGCTTCAAGTCCTTGAGCTGGCGCAAACGCAACTCAGGGATTTGTGCCTTCCACTGGCAGACCGCAGGCTTGCTGATGCCCAAAAGCCTCGCAAGCTCACTCTGTGACCCTGCCAATTTGATAAGCTGTTCTTTTGTCATTGCGGCATTGTAACTTGGATTAACTTAAAAGCAACACTAGGGAAAGCCCCTATAAAAAACCCTTTACAGGTGGTTAACTTTGCTTAATAATGCACCCATGCCCCAGCAATTCCGCACAGGGTCTTTAAGGAAAAGCAAGATGAACATTACACCAGTCACCAATTCCAAAATTATTGGAACTGCACCCGACAACACTGCATTGCACTCATGGAATGAGGGCAGCCGCACATTCATTGAAACATGGACAACCTTTACCGCCACAAGCGGTACAGCCTACGGCTTGGTTGTCGTTGTTGAAACAACCCCAGCTGCATAAAGGAAAACCCATGTTTGATATTGAACACTACAAAAAACCAACCAACTGGGCAAATGTTGCCCTCTGGTTTGTATCCGTTGCCGCCATCGTGGTGGTCATTCTTGATGTTCTGTACTGGAGACCTTAATCATGTATGAC